GGAGTTTAGGGAGTTTTGCCTTGACAGGGAACGCCCGGGGCGCCCGGTGCTCCAGCTCGGTCCGCGGTCCACGGCCCAATATTAATTATTTAAAAGCGGAGTTTGGGAGTTTCAAAAAGTCCAGGTCCTTGAGGCTTCCCTCGTATAACCCGGGCACAGAATCGATGTCATTATGGCGTAAGTCTTGGGCCACGGCCCCTGAAAACAGTTTAACGCGAGGCCCCCCTTGGGCCTTGGGTATGTTAACAAGAATAAACACAGGCGCTCCGTAGCCTGCATACCACTTATTCCAGGCAGTTTGGAGGGGTGAAATACGAATCATGTTATTAGCTTGTACTATCTTCAGTTCAAGAGTGAAGAATCCTGTAATATTGTGAAATATTATGCAATCAGGGAATCCTGGCGTAACATAGCTCTCAATCCTCGATATGAGATATTTCTCCTTACCATTTTCCAATAACCTCTTTACACTCTTCCAGAAAGTTGTTTCTGTTTTTACGGTCATAGACCGTCTTGTCCTTCACTACCCTCTGCTTGTACTGGGGTGATATCCTTAAGTCCTTCGCCACTGGGTTTCTCTTCTTGAACTTCAAGGACCACACCTTTTGCGTCTTTTTTAAATTTTCCATCTAATCCTAATTCCTTTAATTGTTTCAAAACTTCTTCACGGGACATAGTATCAATACTTCCTGTCCTGATTTCCTTCCTGTCAATGTACAGTCCTGCGGCTTGCCCTCGCAAGCGCTCAGCGTTAACAGCAGCACTAAAAGACTTTTCTGAAAGTGATCTTTCACGAAGCCTGGCCAATTCCTGTACGTGTTTTTGCAGCTTAACTTCATGTGTTTTTTCAATCTCCGCCCGTCTCATGATAATAGCATCCACCACTCGTGGATACCTCTTTCCGTTTAGCAACAGTGAAGATGACACATTTGCGCTGTCTTCCTTGTAACCAGCCTGTCTTGCGCATTCCGTGGGGGTCAACCTCCCTTCATTTTCAGTAAATATCTTAACAAACATGCGCTGTTTGACAGTCAATCCATCCCCACCCTTTGGGTACTTCAATGACATGTCCTTAGGTGCCACCAAGGTGCCACCACTCGTAATACTGCTTATGCGTGGATCGACCATCTAAGTCCTTGTAATAGAGTTGTTTTTTCTGATTTTATTTTTATTGTTTTCAAAAATGCCCCTCACGTTGTCTACAGGTGGCACCTAGGTGGCACCATATAAACGATTGAAATATAAGTATTAATCACAAAAGGTGCCATGGTGCCACCATATTCACGGTATTTAAAAAAATAAAAAATCTTTTTTCCCAGGAGATCCCTATACATTAACTATCAACCACCATAATTGACCTATTTCTGCCCTTTCCAAAATATATCCATCCACGCTTCCTGAGCTGGTGGACAAACCTATGGACGTTACTCTTCGAGTTTGAGTTTATCAGTTGCTTCAACTCCTCATATGAAGGTGAATATCCGTTTACCTTTATGAAGTCCACGATGATATCATATACTATTTTCTGTTTGGGTGTTAGCCCTAACTTATTTTTTGTCTTCCATTCCTTTTGCGTCTGGATTTCCATAATAGTCTTTCCTCACTTTTGCGAGCATTTCATTGGGCCCAAGTTCCTTAATGACTTCAGGCGTTATTGAATCGTACAGCTCGCGTTGCAACTTCTTTTCCTCTGTGCTAAGTTTCTTTGGTTTGTAGTTTGTGTTTCCCTTCTTTGACCATGTTATCCTAATCCCCATTGGTGGCCTGTTGAGGGTGACCCCAGCCTTGTTCTGGTGTGAACCGGTCCACGTTCCAGGGGCATAGTACTTGTCCGTCACGTAGGAATAGCATTCCTCATTGGAAGCGAACTCAACTACCTCCTTGGTCAGCAGCTCCGCGTCTTTCCATACATTAATCTCGTATCTGTCCATAGCTCTTTTCCAGGTATTCTATTTTCTTCACCCATCCCTTCGGGATTGTGATGTATCGTCCACCCTCCTTGTCCTCCTCCTTTGTTTCCTGCGGATCGGCGCACCAGGATCCCATGAGGGTAACCCGTTGTTCGTCATTCCGTATCATCCAGCCAAGATCAATGCATGTCGCCAGTTTGGCGTTCATCATCTTTCCCAGTGTAACCCATCCCGTATCGCCGTCTATGGCGTCCATCCAGGTGATGCGGACCATAGGCCAGCAACCCGGATATCTACTCGAGGATGAACTGCTCTTCGGTGTTTCCGTTTCGTCTTTCGAACTTTGCATTATCATCATCCTCCCTGTGCCTGTGTCCTTCCGTTACCACGTCCATGATCTGGGACTTGGTTTGAAGCCTTACTTCATAATCCTGGAATACCACCACCCAAAAGCGAGCGTCACCACCTACACTTGTAGTGGCCTTTCCCGCCTTGAAGTTTTCCACCGTCTTGCGGAAACCCATGGATAGAAATTCCAGAAGTCTGGACTTAAACATCACACGATCGGACATGTCCTCAAAACGAACGTACCATGAAGGCTTCTCCGTCAACCCCGTCTTGGGATTGATGGCGCCGTCCTCCACCTGGTGAAGATCCACGATCTTCTTCGTTAGTTGATATTCCTGTCGTTCCATTTTATATTAACCTTGTCATAAACTTTTTGTACGTGTTCCTTATCGAACCCTTCCAAAGCCTTTATGCGCTTTCTCTCCTCCACATCCTCTACAAATTCATCAATCAATCCAAGGACCACGTGGATAGGCAATCCCATGTCATACATCTTTATGAGGGACAGCTTGTCCACGATCCACGGAAACTCCTCATTGCTGCGCTCTGCCTCAATGAGAACCTTCTTAATTTTTTCTGTTACTTTTCTTAATTCTTTCATCCTTGATCCTTATTCCTTTATCGTCTGCGTATCGCCACGCTCTTGTATTTCGTCGTGTCAACCATTCCCTATTTCCATCTGTCGAAGTAAAAGAAAAGCATGACAATCCCAACGAGGGACAGTACAATGTAAAGCTCCCAATCCACTAGTCCGTTCCTCCGTTCACTTCAAATTGTTTTAAATAGTCCTTAATTTTTTCGGGATCAAACATTACCCGGCTTTTGCGGGCATCACCCAATTTAAAATGCGGAATCTCGTGCATCTTTCGGTTAATGGTGGACAGGCTGATCCCCAGTGACTGGGATAGCTCAGCTTTTGAAATGTAGTTAGTGTTTTCCATATTAGTCCGTTCCTTCCCAGTTTTCATTGATGTCGTCTAAATAATCCTCTTCGTCAATGATCTCGGTGATTTTATCAACGATCGCTTCTTCCTTCGCGTGGAGCACCTCAAGCTTGCCAAGCTCTTTCTTGATTTTTTGAAGGGGCGTTAGTCCCTTCCTTGCTTTCGCTTTCTTCTTAATTTTCTTCTTTACCATGTTATCTCCTATGGTCTCTTGATTGTCGCAATCTCATCAATGTGGTCCTGCCGGCGGTAGTCTTCCATGGCATCCTCGATGCCGTACTCGTAGCGTTTCCACAGTATTGTCATTACGCGTTCGTAGTTTTTCCGCGCAAGCAGCTCACCTGCCGTGCGTGGATCCCTAAGCGCCTTCACGCCCAGTTCATCCTTTAGTTTCAGTAGCCTAGTGTAACTCATAATCCGAAAAACATCCTGTATGCCCACATAATTATCCATAGGGCTATAATAATCTTTATCGGAATGATAAAGAACATGACAATGCTCCATATCATAGCCGTTGTGCCCAGTACTCGTAGTCCACGAGGTCATGCTTCTTCTGCACCAGCGTCACGAGGTTCTTGTAGTATGCGTTTCGCACATAGTTCCTGAGCTTCCACACGCGTGTCCTGTCCTGGGTTGGTGATAGCTTCTGCACCTCCGGGGCCATGATAAAGCCGCGGTAGTACATGATCTTGTCACCCTTGCGTGACTTGCTGATCCACTCGTCAAACTTCTTCAAGCTTATCATGATGTGGTCGAAGCTTCCGTAGTTGTGATACGCAGGCTGTTTATTTTTATACCATCCACTCTTGATGTACTCCCTAGTTGTTGAACCTTCTGTTGTACCTCTCAACGACATTATCCACTCTCCTTATCTCTTCTGTTGTGCGCTCCAATAATTGCAGTGCGTAGGCGGTCTGATCCTCTCTGATGGATTTTCCCGCCCACTTCACCGTAGCGACGAGCATTCCTGCTAAACCACCATAGCTCACTGATGCTACGTTATGGTCTATGTTTATTAAATCTTTTACGCTTGTAATCTTTTCCACTATATTTCCCCTTTAATCAGTCTTAATATGAAGTTAAAGGTATTTTTTAAGGGGTTTCCATGCTTGTTAACTGCTTTGTTCCTGTTTGACTCGCATGTAATCTTGATCTCCTTGATCAGGCTTATCAGTTCCCCTTTGCTCATGTTGTCCAGTCTATCATTTATGTTCATAATCAAGAATGTTTGACGTTGAACCAGCTTGAAATCACCTTCATTGCTTTCTTAGTGAATCTCCTGGTTTCACTTTTCCACTCAGGTGTATCCTTAAGCTTGTCAATAACCTTATTGATTTCAGCAGGAGATTTTGTAATAACATATTTCATATTTTTTTCTTTCATAAT